ACTTGCCGCTGGCCTGTTCTTGCGTAAATCGCGCACGCTGGACGCCACGGCACGCAAATGGGTATGTGTGGCCGATGACCGCACCGCCTATATGTTTATTTACTCGGATGACTATCCCGGTTATGCCTCGTTCATGATCGGCGAGATTTTCAGCGTCATGCCAGGTATCACGGACGGGTTTCGGAGTGCGGTCATCGGGCGCAATATTCAAGAAGCTGGAGGCACCGGCATGCCGCTGGCTTCGGCGGGCAACGAAAACCTGGATTTGTTGAGCGCCGTTACCACAACGGTGCCGGGTCATTTTTTGGCCAGATCGTTCAACCAGAACGGACCGCAGGCCACGCCGTTCGGCAAGCACGGCAATTCCGCTCACAGCGTCTCAACCCTGAACGGATTTTTGAATTACCCGAACCCATCCGATGCTGCGATCTACCTGTCGCAGGTGTGGGTGCAAGAACCTTACACCACGCCGATTATTCGCGGGCGCATGCGCGGCTTCTGGCATTTTCTGCACCCGGTCGCCAGCCAGATCAACGATGGGGATACTTGGAGCGGCACCGGTCCGCTGGCCGGCAAAACCTTCATGGCGATCAAGCCGACCGCAGCCGGCACCGGCATGTTCGTGATGGAAACCAGCAACACCTGGGAAACCAACTGATATGGCTGACTTAGGCGCAATTGGTACAGGCGGCACGCTGGGCGTCGGATCGGTCTCGACCCTGCCGGTAAGTGTAGCGGTGGCGTTAGGCTACCTGCCGACATCCCTGCTGGGCGCTCACATTGCCCCCCTGCTCGGCCCGGTAGAAACGGTGTATTACCCCGCCACACTGCCGCGCCCGAGCTTCACCGGCTATCAGTTGTCGCCCGCCGACCAGACCGTCCGCACTGATGTTGAAGTCGGAACGGCACGCCAGCGCAGGCGCACGGCGGCACGGAACGACAAGGTGAAATTGCAATGGAAACTGGACGATACGCAGATGAAAGCGTTCCGAGAATGGTTCGATGGACCAGCAGAAGCCAACGGCGGCGCGTCCTGGTTCACAGGGTTGGAACTCGCACTTGGCGATGGCGGCATCAAGCCGGTTGAGGCGCGTTTTACCGGACCCTGGACGGCGGTGCCATTGCCTGGCATGAATTGGTTCGTTGACGCCACATTGGAGATTCGTTGATGGACTCCACGCTCTCCGCCGCGATCAAAGAAGCCTATGCCAGCGCACCCAGCAACAGCATCATCTATCACACGCTGGAAATCTGGCACCCCAATTTCAGCGTGCCGATCCGAGTTGTGAGGGATAACACGACGCTTGATGCCAGGCTGGAAGCGAGCGCCCCGAGAGACGCCGGCACCCTGCAAACCTTCGTCGGCTTCGCCTTCGACATCGTGCCACCTGACGCGACGTTTTCTGCCGTGCCGCAATGCACGATCGAGATGGACAACGTGAGCCGGGAAATTCTGGCTCAGATCGAGGCCAGCCTCGGCAGCCTGGAACCCATCACCGTCATTTATCGCGCCTTTCTGTCGAGCAATCTGGATGTCGGCCCGGAGAACGACCCGCCGATTACACTGACCGTGCTGTCCATTTCCGCCACCGTGTTCCGCATCCGGGCGACCTGCGGTTTCGGCGATCTGGCGAACAAGCGCTTCCCGTCGAAGGATTACACGGCAGCGGTCTTTCCTGGGTTGATTGCACAATGACCTGGGCCATTCAATACATCGGTGATCCCTGGATAGCAGGCGAACACGATTGCTGGGCATTCGCTCGTCGCGTCTGGCGCGAGCAATTCGGCTGGATCGTGCCAGCAGTTGACGTGGACGCACTAAACCAGACCGCAATCAGCCGCGCCATGAACGCGCACCCGGAAAAGCAGAACTGGCAAAGCCTTGCCGCACCGGAGGAAGGTGCCGGCGTGCTGATGGGCAAGTCCGACCGGGCGGCGCATGTCGGCGTCTGGACCACGGCGGACGGCGGCGGCGTGGTGCATTGCGTCGAAGGTTCCGGCGTGGTGTTCAGCACGCTTTCCAGCTTGCAACAAACCGGCTGGCGCGTGCTGGGCTGGTATCGGAGGAACGCATGATGTTCGCCACTTGCGTCACGGTACGCGACCCCTTCAACCCAGCGGGCAGCCGCGAATATCGGGAACTCCAAGCTACCGGACCCATTTCTGCACTGGCAATCAAGGAGCCGGTGCCGTTCATCATCCTGCGCAACGGCGAGCCGGTCATGCGGGCGGATTGGGACCAGGCGGTCAACGAGGGCGACATCTTCGCCGTGGTGGTGCTACCGGAGGGCGGAGGCGGTGGATCGAACCCGCTGCGGATGTTGTTGATGCTGGCCGTGACGGTGTTCGCCCCTTATGCCGGCGCATGGGCGGCTGGGCAAATGGGCGCAACGCTGGCGACTGGCAGCTTCGCAGCCGGCGCGGTGAGTGCGGCATCAATCATGGTCGGCTCCATGCTGGTCAACGCCATCATCCCGCCGCCGAAACCAACCAGTGCGCAGCAGGCGCAAGCCTTGGCGGCACCGAGCCCGACATACAACCTGCAAGCGCAGGGCAATATGGCGCGGCTGGATCAGGCCATCCCTGTGCAGTACGGTCGAATGATGGCATTCCCGGACTTCGCCGCCACGCCCTATGTCGAATATGCCGGCAACGAGCAATTCCTCTACCAACTGCTCTGCCTTGGGCAAGGCGAATATGACATCGAGGCGATCCGCATTGAGGACACGCCGATTGCCAACTTCGCCGAGATTACCTATGAGGTCATCCCGCCAGGCGGCAGCATCACGCTATTCCCAAGCAACGTCGCCACCAGCCCGGAGGTGAGCGGGCAGGATCTGGCCGGCATGAAGGCAGCGACCTACACGCGCAGCGGAACGGTCGTCACCGTCACCTTGACCGGGCACAACATCGCCCCCGGCAAATCGGTCTATCTGGACTTCACCAGCGGCGGTGCGCTTGACGACGCATATACTGTTGTCAGTGCCCCCACGGTGGACACCTTTACCGTCACCACGGCAGCCAGCGGCACGATCACCACCAGCAACGTCAACGTGCATCGGTATCTCGGCAGCTACGTCGCAAACGCGGCAGGCACCAGTGCGAACACAATCGGCATCGATTTCGTGACCCCACGCGGACTCTATAAAGCGGAGAACGATGGCACGCTGACCAGCATGTCGGTCAGCGTCGTTGTAGAGGCTCGCACCATAGACGGCGGCGGCGCACCGATAGGCGGCTGGTCCACGCTCGGCACCGAAACCATCACCGACAAGACCACCACCCCGCAGCGGATCAGCCGACGATACAACGTCGCCGCAGGGCGTTATGAAGTCAGGATGCGGCGCACCGACACCAAGCAAACCGACACCGTGTATGGGCATGAAATTATTTGGGCAGGGATGCGAGCCTACTTCCCGGAGACGCGCACGTTCGGTGATGTGACACTGATCGCCATGCGCTTGCGGGCATCAAACAACTTGAGCGCGCAGGCCAGCCGCAAGATCAACGTCATCAGCACACGCAAGCTGCCGATCTGGAATGGTTCTACTTGGAGCGCCCCGACTGCCACCGGCAGCATCGCCTGGGCGATTGCCGACGCCTGCCGCAACACCACCTATGGCGGCAAGCTGGCGGACACGCGCATCGACCTCACCACGCTGCTGGCACTGGATGTGATCTGGACCGCACGCGGAGACGAGTTCAACGGGCGCTTCGATTCAGCGATTTCGTTCTGGGAGGCGATCAGCAAGCTGGCGGTCGCAGGCCGTGCCAAGCCGTTCATGCAGGGCGGCATCGTGAGGGTGATGCGGGACGGCCCAGCAACCGTGCCTGTGGCTCTATTCAGTATGCGCAACATCAAGCGCGGCAGTTTGAGCATTGACTACATCATGCCGTCCGACGAGTCTGCCGACGCCGTGGAAATGGCCTACTTCGACTCGCAATACTGGTCGCCGCAGCGGGTCACTTGCACGCTGGCAGGTAGCACAGCAGACAAGCCGGCGAAGGTAGAACTGTTCGGCGTCACCAGCCGTCAGCAAGCCTACAAGGAAGGGCTGTATCAGGCCGCGTCGAACCGCTATCGTCGCCGCATCGTCAAGTTCAGCACCGAGATGGAAGGTTTCATCCCGTCGCCAGGGGACTTGATCGCCATCCAGCATGACATGCCAGCCTGGGGGCAGCACGCGGAAGCCACGGCATGGAATGAAGACACACGCGCCCTGACCTTGAGCGAACCGATGACCTTCGCGGGCGGCGCTCACTACGTTGGCCTGCGCACCAAAGCAGGCGGCGTTGATGGGCCGCATCAGTTTGTTCAAGGATATGTCCAGACCAACATGCTGCGACACTCCGAAGCGTTCAACGAGGCGATTTGGGCCTCGTTGGGGTCCAAAGTGTTGACTGCTAACACCGACGTCGCCCCGGATGGTGAGCAGACAGCCGACACGCTCACAGATAGCAGCGCGGTTTCGTATTTTGGGATTTGGCAAGCAGTAACGGTGCCGAATAATTCCTCGGACTACACATTTACTGTATATGTGAAGAAAACCAGCGGCGGAACAGCTCCGACCTTTGGTGTCAATATGGCTTTGACTGGGGGGACTCCTGTATATACAAACCATCGTTTGAACACTGATACAGGGGTTGTTTCCTTAGCTTCCATCCAGAGTTCAGGGGACTACTGGAGATTTATTTGCAGAATCACAAACAACACAACAGGAAACACACAGCTTGGAGTGAGTCTTTATCCTGCCGCTTGCGCTGCTGGATCTATGTCTGACTCATCGGCGGCACAAGGTTCGGCGGTGATATGGGGCGCACAACTGGAAACCGGAAGCGTGGCGACCAAATACCTGCGCACCGACGCGAACGGCCATCTCGACCCCTACACCGTGATTCTTTCCTCAACCCCGTCATTCACTCCCTACACGGGCAGCCAATACGAGCGCACGCATGTCGTGTTCGGAGCCGGCGAAACGTGGCGGCAGCCGGCGCGGGTGATTGCCATCCGTCCGCGTGGTCTTTACGAGGTCGAGGTCGAAGCAGTCAATGAAGACCCAAGTGTGCACACGGCAGAAAGCGGCATGACCGCGCCAGCCGTGACCTACTCGACGCTGCAAACACTCTACACCGCGCCCGTGATTTCCAACCTGACAATGGCGAGCAGTAGCACCGACAACACAAAAGCATTGCTGACCTGGACGCCGGCACCAGGAGCGGACGGATACCAGATCGAGATGGCGCAAGGCACCGACCCCTATGCTGCCAACGTGAGTTGGACGCGGGTGGGGGAAACCAGCGCGAACAACTTCGCCGTCACCGCACTTTATGGCGCACAAACCCTGATCCGCATTCGTGCCACCGGCATGACGGTCGGGCCGTGGGTCACGGTGTTCTACGGCAGCAGTGCAGACTATATGTGGACCAACGACGCAGCGTTGATGTGGAACGCCGTCACAACAACCCCGATGTGGAGATATTGATATGCCAGCCCTACCCGCTTCATCCGCCTTCACCGGCAGCGCCGTCACCGAAGCGCAATTCAAGACCGCGATCACAGATCAGCGGGAATTCCTTGCCGGCTTGCTCGGCACCCTCGGCACCCAGGCCAGCGCACTCACCGCAATGGGAGCGCTGCTCAACAGCACCACGGCGAAAACAACCACCTATGGCGTTGTGGCCGGCGACAGAGGCAAGATGATCGACTGCACTAGCAGCACGTTCAGCCTCACCTTGTTGGCAGCGGCGACAGCCGGCGACGGTTTCGCGTTCGCCGTGCGCAACAGCGGCACCGGCACGATCACCATCGACCCCAATTCGTCGGAGTTGATCGACGGAGCAACCACGATCACGTTGGCGGCGGGCGAGTCGTGCCTATGCGTCTGCAATGGTTCGGCCTGGAAGACGGTCGGCCGCACATCCGCCACGGCAATTGATGTTCAGACGTTCAACTCCAACAATAACTGGATCAAGCCAGTAAAGGGCACGGTGGCACTGGTTGAAGTGTGGGGCGCGGGCGGAAGCGGCTGTAGATCCGGAGGTGGTGGCCGAGCCGCTGGTGGTGGGGGTGGTGGCGGATACGCTGCGAAAGTGTTTTTCCTGGCAAATCTTGCGAGCACGGTGACCGTGACCGTAGGTGCAGGAGGGGCGGCACGATCATCAGGTACAGCCCTTGGTCAGAACGGAGGCAACACCACCTTCGGATCACTCCGAGG